TAATCTGTCTGGGGAAATGCCTTCTGACAAGTAAAAGTTCAATCTTGCTCTTGCGGCTTCCTTGTCAAGACCTACATCTTGAGAAGGATCGTTGACACACCAGCCTGATGTGCCTAATTCTACGACCTTATACTTTACATTTTCCATTGGTTGTGGTGTTGTCATTAGATGATCCTCGTTTTTTCATGGCCAACACGGATTTTAGGATCAATCCAGATCTCCATACCCGCTTCTTTTGCATCTAGACAGAAAGATACGTCTTCTCCACACATATCTTGAACATCTCCAGACTCAAAGACTTGCATTTTAGGAGCAAACCAAGGATATTTCATTTCTTTATGTTCAAATACACCATTTTTGATGAGTAACCAACCAAATCCAGTGTAGTCAACTGTGAAAGGCTTGCGTCTACGAGAGATTGACTCGATAGTTTCGTGATTCATCACTCCACCATTCTTTGCAAAGTCCTCTTCTTCCAACCAATGTGCAACAGATGTTGTTTTTCCATCCTCTGTGCAATACCAACCACCAGCAATATCCTTCTGCATCCATATTAATCTATAAAGTTGCTCTGTATTGAAGACAATATCAGAGTCAATCCATAACTGATAGTCATATTTTAGTTTTCCGTCCCAAGGTATTTGATCTGGGCCTCTGAGAACGTTAGCACCAAGGCATTTGCATCTTGCAAAGTTAACCATTGATGAATAATCTTGTGAGATCTGAATACTAGATCCATTCTGAACAAGGTCAAAGCATAGTTGAACGAAGTTCTTTAAAAAGATATAAGATACTCCTCTTCCTGGCAGACAGAAAACTATTGCTTTACCTTTAGCTAATGCCTTTGCCTCTTCTAAGTTAAAGTCATCTTCGACTTTCTTAGTTTTGGGGGCTTTAGCTTTTACTGTAAATCCTTTTGCCATAACATGTTGTAATTACATTATTAAGTATACCACGGTCAAATCATTTTGTCCATAGTGTCATATTATATAGTCAAGAAATCTTAACTATTCTGATATCTTCTTTACGGTTTTCATCATCGGGATAATGATTAAAAAAATCTCTTACATGTTCCATCTTGCCTTTTACATCTTGGCCAGGAACGTTCTCCATGATTAGGTAATCGCCAATGTATACGTTATAGGTACTCATCTTCCCAAGTCGCCATCATATCCTCTAAGTCCTTACGGATGTCTGGATGATACATTAAATGATTGTCGTGCTCTAATCTAAAAGAGAGAGATTCATAGATGTATTCTAGCTCCTTTACATCGAGCTCTATTTGCATTGTTTCAGTAGAAATGTTCATTATAAACTTATCTATAAAATTCTTTTCTTATCCTCTACAGGATGTGTAAGTCTTTCCCTATATTTACGTCTCCCAGTAACTACCTTTTCCATCATAGCATCAGTGTATCTTCCTATGTAGTATCCCTTGGCCTCCAGTTGTTTTGATGTATCGTCCAACGCGCTGATTTTTTGTATCATCACAATGGTAAACATCTGATCTATCTTAGTTAGGAGCCATAAATCTCTTCCTTGTTGATTTAGAAACGTGTTGAGTCCATCGACGCCGCCAGACATTTGATCTGGATTTATCTTATCTGCATCAGACTTCGCAGCCACTATCACTATATCCTTACTACCATCAAACTTATCGCACTCTCTCGATACAACCTCCCAGAAGTCATACGCGCTGAAATAGTCAAAGACCTTGACCAACTTCATACGTCCATCATCCTTTGCCTTCTTACTAAAGGGACACCGAGGGCCATTATACTCCCCTTTGTTCATATCATCAGGATTCTGTAACCAATCAATCCAATCACTCGTAAACTGTTCCAAGTGATCTAACACATGAGTCATCTAAAAACTCTGATCCTCCATTACACAATCATCGCCAATACAGGTGGCAAAGGATAAACTGTCAGTGTGATACGACAGATAAATCTTATCCCATATAAAATCAAAATCATCTTCACTCAGGTTCTTAAACAAACACTTATCCTCATAGTATATGTGATACGTCTTGCCAGTGATCGCTGAGTTCATTCCTTAATCCTCCTTGGTACTTCGATAGACCAACCATTGCCTCTAAGTGTTTCCATCTTAAACTTCTTCTTGTTACGTTCAATCTCCAACAACCAACTCTCATTCATAATACTACCATACTCTACAGGGTTCATGCCCTTGAAATCAAGTATTGCAGTATCTACCATATGAAATAAACTATCCCATGTCAGAGTATGCTGTAAGGAACTTGCTAACAGTTCAACATCATACTCGGAGAGCTCTTCATTTATCACACCCGCCCGAATCTCAACTAACTCAGATAGATCAATAGTGATCTTGTTATTCTTATATATTGCCATAATGAGTTCTTTACAGTTTCTTAATCAAATGATATACCTTCTTCATCAGGTAAGTCTAGAAGCTTCTCTTCCACCCAATGATCTTTATTATCAATCTCCGCAGCCTCCACATACCTCATGATATGTCTATCCACTTGCTTATAGATTGGATGTAAGTCTATATCCATACGAATGTCATGTGCAATCTCAGCCACTTGCTTCTCTGTTAAACAATGATCAGGATGAAGAAGATCACAACAAGGGATCCTCTTCTCTATCAGCTGATTAATGTTTATACGAATCTCATAGTCGTTATAAACCGCCATTAAAAGAACCTACCTTTAGTTCCATAGTTTACGATACCGATTGCTGAACCTATACAAAAGGTCATCAATACAAGTGTTAATACAACTCCTTCAATCATTGTCTGTTTTATATGTTTACTCTTATATTATAACATCAACCCTGGCCAGAGTCAACCTATTGGGCAATTTTTTTACATCACTTTTTTTTACGAGTGCGTTTTGCAATACCAGCTGCCTTCTTCTGAGACTTATACTGCTTGCATCTCTTATCAAGCTTTGATGTTCCGTTTTTGTGAATGTACCTTTGTGGCATTTTGGCCTCCTCAAAATTTTTTTGAAAGCAATAATATTTAGCTCTCGTTTTTGGTTCGTTGTAGGTTAGGGTAGTTAGCGCTTTTTAAACCGCATCGCTACCGCTTAAGAAAACAAAATAAAATAAAACCCCTGCTCAAAACCAGTTGAGCGAGGGGGTGCTGCTTCTCTTATATAAGGGTGGCATGCTTAGTGTTTATGCTGCCTCTGTTGGTGTTGGTTCTTATGCCCTTTGTTTGGGATAGAAGCAGATGGCGGCGCTGTGGTTTTGTTGGTTTTAATTTGGTGTAGGTAATTTGTCTGCCGCCAATGCCCGTGAAAGTGTGGGTGCTGATGATGTTTCTAGGCATTAGAGTGCTAACTCCATGCCGCTAACAAAATCCTCTTTAAGGTTTTTGTAAGTTACGAACCATTCAAAGTTGCGCTGGATTACGCCAGTGCCTGTGCTGAACTCATCTAATAAAGCATTAAGTCTGCTTTTGGTTGTAACTGTCTGCCAACCACCATCAAAGAGCACGATGCTGTTTGCATACACTTCAGCAATCTTATTGCCGTGTAACTTGACTATGCTGCCAAGGCGCCCAGTAGCACCGCATGTAAACGCATTAACTTCAGTATTACCTGAGCGGAAGTCTCTGCCTCTCTTAATAGCGGTGTTCATTTGAGTTTCAATTTTACGCATGTGTGCTCCGTGTGTTGTTTGTATAATAGAATAATAAACGATCTACTAGGAAAAGCAACCTAGCAAATCTGTAGAAAAGATTAAATTAATCTTGGTCTGTATATACGCCCTGCACCATTCTAGTGCCGTTAAGAGCGTACCATACTAATTCAGCAATGCCATACTGCTGTGCCATATCGTAGAGCGTATCATACATAAACCCGTCAACGGGTTCTTTAATGTTTGTGCCTGGCACTTCGATAAAATACTCAATAATCATAATGTAAAAATGTAATAAATGGACTATAATAAAAAGGTTATACCCTATGCAAAGATAGGGTTAGCGTACTTGCTGCAAGGGTGTGGATCGCTTGGAGAGTTTCCAAAACTTGCTATAAATTTGTCTAACTGTTTGACCTCAAAGGCAGTTAGTGTATCGAAATCTACTGTAGCGATATGATCGACGCCCCACTCGGCAACCTCGAATACAAATTCCTGCCAATCGCAACATACATAAGCGACGTTTTCAAAGTTATCTGACTTAAGGATTCTGTCTGAAATTGCTTGAACTTTGTTCATAATTAAAAAACCTGTGTTTGATTTATATACCTAGTATGACACAAATTTACGAAAAAGCAACCCTTTTACAACAAAATATTAAGGCAAAATGGACACTAATTAAATTGGCACAAAGGCCTTTTTTCTTAATGTTTCCTACATGTGCCAATTTTCCAACTGGCACACTATAGTAAAATTTACGATATTTACCTATAATAAAGCGAACCTCCGCTCCATGATGCTTTAGCGGGATCAAGCGCTGCTTCTCTCTCTTTGATAATTCTAAAGTCAAAGCGTACGCCCTTAGCAGGTGCTTTCCATGAAGCGGGTTTAAATACTTCGCCCTTAAATGAAATAAAGGCAACTACTGAGGCGTCAACATATCCGCCGCCTCGCCAATCTCGCTGTATTACTTTCCAGTATTTTTTGCCTTCGCTTAATCTGAATTTCATTAATTGCTCAGTACCATTAGCAATGCCTGCTAATTGCTCTGCGGCATAAGCAGATAATTCTGCTC